CCACGCAAAATCCACACGACCTCTTGTCCGTGATTCTAAATGCCTGTAGCCAAGTCACTTACAGCCAAACAGCGAGTCATCAAGTACGTCAGGTCCGTGATTGCCGGACGTCTGCCCGCCGGCCGCTGGATCGGGTGGCAGGCCCAGCGGTTCATGGATGACCTCGAGCGGACGGACATCCGGATGGACTGGGCGGAGGTCGAGCGGGTGGCCGAGTTCGTCCGCGGCTGCGGCCTGGTCGGCGACGACCACGACGCCGACTACGAGCTGCTCGACTGGCAGCTGTGGGTGGTGGCCGGCCTGTACGGCTGGAAGATCAAGGGCGGCAAGGGGAAGCCCAGCATCCGCCGCACCCGGTTTGCCATCATTCAGGTCGCCCGCGGGGCGGGCAAGACCACGTTCATGGCCGCCCTCGCCCTGTACGAGATGACCACCGGGCCGGGCCGGCGGGTCGACATCATTGCCAACAAGCGCGACCAGGCGGCGACGCTGCTGGCCACGGCCAAGACAATGGCCGCCCGCGTCGGGGATGACCTCGAGCCGCGGCAGTACACGGTGATTCGGGCCGAGGCGGACTGCAAGCTGCAGGCCCTGACCTCAAGCGAGAAGAGCCTGGACGGCCTGAACCCGAGCCTGTGGATCGGTGACGAGGCCCACGAATGGCGGGGCCGGTTCGCCTCCAAGCTGACCACCACGGCGGCCAAACGGAAGCAGTCGTTGGGCGTGATCATCTCGACGCCCGGCAACAACCAGGACAACTGGTACGCCGACGAGGTCAAGACCGGGCAGGCGGTGCTCGAGGGCAAGCTGCGACTCGACGGAAACCAATACTGGCTATGGGGGGTCGATGATGGGGACGCCCTCGAGGACGAAGGCTGCTGGGTGAAGGCCAACCCGGGATTGCCGGTGCAGCCGACGGTGGAAAGCCTCCGCCACGCGTGGGCGGTCCACAGCGTGTCCAAGATCAAGCGGAACGAGTTCGCCCGCTACCAGCTCTGCAGGCCGCAGTACGGCTCGCAGGCGTGGCTGGAGATGGCGTATTGGCCCGAGGACACCGTGGAGCTGGAGGCCCTCCGCGGGCGTCCTGCGTGGCTGGGGCTCGACCTGTCCAAGAGCTTCGACATGTCCGCCCTGGTCGCGGCGGTGCCGTTGCCGGACGGCCGAGTGGCTTTGGTCGGGCGGTACTGGTGGCCGTCCGAATCGGCCCGGGACCGGGAGATTGAGTACGAGCTTCCCCTGACCCGCTGGAAGGACGAGGGCAGGGTCGTGATGACCCCGGGCCGGGAGGTCGACTACCAGGCGATCCGTGACCAGCTGGCGGCGTGGCGGGCGTTCTTTGACATACGAAAGGTCGCGTTCGACAAGTGGGGCAGCACGTACCTCGCCCAGGTGCTGGCCCACCAGGACCAGCTGCCGCTGGTCGAGTACCCCATGACCATCGCCATGTTCGGGCCAGCGTGCCAGCTGTTCCAGAACCTTTGGGTAAGCAAACGACTGGTGGCCCAGCAGGACGAGGTCCTGCGGCGGGCCTGTGCCGATGTCGACGTCTGGCAGGACAACAACGGGAATATGCGTCCTGTAAAATCTGGCAGAAAGATCATTGACCCCCTTGTATCTGCGCTAATGGCGGTACACTCCTATTCACTAGAGGCCGGCCGCCCGCCCTCGGTGTACGAGGCGGATGGCGTGGTCTGAGACATTCCGGGGGTCGCGTTGCTCGGTTGGCTGCGCGAAAAGTTATCTAGGCGCGCTGCGCCGGCAATCAGCAACTATGGCTGGTGGCCGGTGGCATCGCTTGCGCCGGTCGACGTCACAGAGGCCGGAGCCCTTCGCGTTGCTGCGGCCTATCGCGCCGTTTCACTGATTGCCGGCGACATCGGACGGCTCGGGGCCCGCGCCGAGGGAGGCGCGGGAGCCGAGTTGCTCGAGGGTGACCCGTCGCCCTGGCACACCCAGTTTGAGTTCCGGCGGGCGATGCTCACCAACGCGTTGCTGTACGGCAACAGCTTCGCGTACATCCGCCGGCTCGGCGGTGCGGTGGCCGAGCTGCAGCTGCTGCTGCCCGACTCGGTGACGCTCGACACCACCGGCGGGACAGTCCGCTATCGCCACAGCACGATGGGCCTCCTCGAGATGGACGAGGTGTTCCACCTGCGGGCGTTGACCGCCCCGGACGGCATCTGGGGACGCTCGCCGATCCGCACCGCCCGCGAGACCTTCTCGATGGGCATCAACCTGTCCAGGACGGGTAATGCGGTGTTCGCCAACGCGGGCGTGCCGAAGATCGCTTTGGTGCACCCCGGCCCGCTCTCGGCCGAGGCACAGCAGCGGATCGCCCAGAGCTACGTCGACCGGCACGCCGGCTCAGAGAACTCCGGCCGCCCGCTGGTGCTCGCCGAGGGCATGAAGATCGAGACCATCGGGGGCAGCCTCGAGGACTCGGTGTACGTCGAGGCATCGCAGTTCACCGTGCAGGAAATCGCCCGCGTGTTCGGCGTGCCTAACGCCTACCTCAACGACACCGCGGGCGGCAGCATCTCGGGCCTCGAAATGCTGATGCGGATCTACGTCGAGGGCTGCCTATCGCATTGGGCCGAGCAGTACGGCCAGGAGTTCCGCCGCAAGGTCATGGGCGGCAGCGGGCGGGTTGTCTGGGACTTCGACGTGCTGCTGCGGCCGACGCTGGCCGAGACGATGGCGGCTCTCAGGACGGGCGTGGAATCGTCCATCCTGACCCGCAACGAGGCCCGTGCCCGGCTGGACCTCGAGCCGGTCGCCGACGGGGACAAGTTCATCCTGGCCAAGAACATGGGCACCGGCGGCGGCCAGACCAACGCCGGCGAGGACACCAGCCAAACCGCGGGGGCCGTCAATGACTTCGCTTGAGCGTCGATACGCACCGGCCGAGACGGTGGGCCGCACCCTCCACGGATACGCCGCGGTGTTCGGCAAGCCGAGCCTCGACCTGTACGGGCCGCGTGGCAAGTTCGTCGAGAAGATCGACGAGCGGGCGTTCGACCGCACGCTCAAGGAAAACCCCGACGTCCTGCTGCTCTACAACCACGAGCCGGGGCAGCTCCTCGCCCGCCGCACGTCCAAGACCCTCCGCCTTGAGCGTGACGCCCGCGGGCTCCGCTTTGAGGCCGACCTGCCCGACACCACGCTTGGCCGCGACGTGCGGGCGTTGTTTGAGCGGGGCGACCTGGACGGCCAGATGTCGTTCGGGTTCAACGTCCGCAAGGACGAGTGGAACGGAAACACCCGCACGCTCCTCGACGTCGACCTGGTCGAGGTGAGCGTGGTCATTCAAGCCGCCTACCCGCAGACGGAAGCGGCGCTCAGGTCATCGCAAACCCCTCGCCTGCTGCGTGCACGCGAGTTGCAAATACGGAGCCTCCTGTGAACGAAGTCAAGCTCAAGCTCGCCGGCCTCGCCGACGAGATGCGTACGGTGCTCAACAGCACCACCCTTTCCACGGCGGAAATCGACGAGCGGTACGACCGCCTCAACGCCGACGCCATCAAGCTCGAGCACCAGCTGTCGAACGCTGCCCGGCTCGAGCGGGCGAAGTCGCTCGAGGCGTCCAACGCCCGCAGCGCCCCGGCGCCCACCCAGGTGACCGAGCCGCGGGCGTCGACCGCGACCGCCGAGTACAAGGCGGCGTTCTTCCGCTACCTCGCGTCCGGCAACCCGACCGAAGTGCGTGCGATCACCGGCAGCACCACCAACATCGGCCTGCCCGATGACATGTACCGCACGTTGGTGGAGCGGCTCTACGCCCCGACGAACTTCCTCGGTCGGGTGCAGCGGCTCAGCATCGACGGTGACAAGAAGTTTGCCATCGGCAACGCCTTGCCCACCTCGGCGTTCGTCGACGAGAACTCCTCGATCACCGCCTCTGACCCGAGCTTCTCGGCCCAGGTCACGGTTGACCCGAAGAAGATCGTTTGCCGCACCACGGCCAGCATCGAGGCCCTCGCCGACGCCGTCGGCAACCCCGACATGCAGGGCTACATCATGCGGCAGCAGGCTGACTCGATGCGGATCCTGCTCGAGAAGGCGATCATCCAGGGCGGCGTGACCAACGCCTGGACCGACGGTCTCGAGAAGGCCCCGGTGACTGCCAGCCAGACGCAGGCGGGCGGCGCTCAGTACGCCAACCTCACCGGCGACAACATCATTGACTGCGTCCACAAGGTCGCCCCGCAGTACCGTACGGGGAACTTCTTCTGGCTGATGAACGATGACGCCCTGAAGGCGATCCGCAAGATCAAGATCACGGGCCTCAACGAGTACCTCTGGAAGACCGGCACCGCCGAGGACCTCACTTCGGGGATGCCCGGCACCATCTACGGCATCCCGTACATGCTCTGCCAGAGCTGCGACAGCACCGAGATTACGAACGCCCGCATCATCGTCGGCAACTACGACTACTGCACGATGTTCGAGCGGCAGGGGATGCAGATGCTGGTCGACCCGTACAGCGGCGCCAGCACGCTCGCGGTGAACCTCTACACCTACGCCCGCTACGACTTCAAGGTGCTGTTGCCTGAGGCGTTCGCGGGCATCACGTTCACCACCTCGGGCTGATCCTTTCTCTCCGGCTGGCCTAACTCCACCAGCCTGACCACCTCCCCGGGGCGGGGATAACACCCCGCCCCGGGTTTACAGATGCTCTGGATTCCCCTCGACAACCTCCGCAAGGCCCTGCGCGTCGAGATACGCGAGGACGATGCTGAACTGGCCCGCCTCGTGCAGGCCGCCCAGGCATACGTCGAGCGGCGTACCGGTATCACCATCGGGACGGCGACGAAACACCAGTACCTGTCAGGGTTCAAGGACTGCGTGATCGAAGGCTTCCCCTTTGGTGCCGTCACGTCGGTGCAGTACCGCAAGGATGACGTGCTGACCACCCTCGCGGCCACCGATTACGACATCCGCTACGTCGACGGTCCGTTGGCCCAGCTCAAGTTCGACACCACCGAGACCGCCGATGAGGACACGGTCGACATCACGTACACCTGCGGCTACGGCAACCAGGTGCCGAAGGACCTCCTGCAGGCGGGCGTGGCCCTTGTGGCGCACTGGTACGCCAACGTGGAAGCCGCGGCGCCGGTCGACCTACGACCTGTTCCGTACACGACCGGGGTGATTCTCGACATGGCCCGCGTGCGGAGTGACCTGCGGTGATCAACTGCGGCCAGATGAGGACGGTGGTGGGCATCCAGCCACCCACCGACACGGTCGACCAGCTCGGTCGGCCAAACCCCACCTGGGAAACCCGCACCTACATGCGGGCCGAGGTCCGCGATCTAGGTGCCATCGAAACCGAATGGGGCGGCGGTCCTGCGGTCGTGCGTCAGTTTGACCTTATCGCCCGCTGGGGGACGGTCCAGAAGTACGGCATCACCGAGCGGTTCCGCCTGGTGTTCAACGGCCGCACCTGTGCCATCGCCGCAATCACCGACACCAAGGAAATGCACCGCCGAGCGGTCATCCGTTGCGTGGAGGTGGTGCCGTGATTGAGAAAGCGGTCCAGTCGATGCTGACCACGGGCACGCCCGGCACGGCCCTCAGCACCGCCGTCGGCGGGCGTATCAGCCTCGGCAGCCGGCTGCAGCTCGAGGGACTGCCGTGCGTGTACTTCGACGTCACGGCCGACGATACGGCCGTGATCGGCACCCGCAAGGCCCTCGCCACCGTCGAGGTCCGCAGCATCGCCGACGAGCCAGGTGACGCCCTGACCAACGCTGGCCTGGTGCTGACCGCCATGGACCGCTCGGGCACCTTCGCCACGGTGACCATCAACGCAGTGATCTACAAGGGCCGCACCCTCGACACCATGACGGTGGGCGAGGGCGACGAACACCGGCCATCCGTCGCAGTCTCCACCTTCGAGGTGCTCTATGGCTAACAGTTCAGCAGTCACCGGCGTGACCATCGGCAGCGCCGTTCCGTTCGTGCAGTCTGCCAGCGTCACCGTGGCACGCACGACCCTTCCGACCACGGCTCTTGGCGACAGCTGGGAGAGCAACGTCTACGGCGTCGCCCGCGTGTCGGGGACGCTTGAGGTGATGTACGACAAGAGCGACCACGCCACGCTGGTCGACCAGCTCGAGGGCGCCACCGCGGCCGTCACCGGGACCATCACCTGGAACACGGGCGAGACCTGGACGGGAAGCCTCCTGATCAACGACGCGGCCGCAACGGCTACCACGGATGATCTGGTGAAGGCCACCATCAGCTTTGTCGGGACGGGCACGTGGACGGTCTGACGCAAGCCCTGAAGGGCCAGCCGAAGCCGGTGCAGTTTGCGGGCGTCGCCTGCGAGCTGACCCGGCCGACGGTCATGGACGCCGTGGTGCTCGCCGATTGGGTCGCCAAGAACCCCGGCGAGGATGTTCGGGCCTCGGCGTTCCTTGTCGCCCGTCACCTGCACCAGGCGGGCCGTCCGGTGTTCGCTACGCTCGAGGACGTGATGCAGGCCGATTGGGCAACGATCCGCCCGCTGTTCGACATGGTCAACCAGCTCTACTCCGAAGGGGGAAACTGAGCCGCGACGCCCGCCAGCTCCTGCGGGCGTCAGTGCATCGACTGGAGCTGGACACCCCGGTGGCGGTCGCCAACGGGCTCAACGCCACGGACTGGGACGAGGCACGAAGATGGCTAGACCAACAAAGGGCGGCGTCCAGTTCACGATCAAGCTCCAGGACACGGAGTTGATTCGGCGGGCGTTCACGCAAGTCGACGCCAAGGTGCGTTGGGACACCATGAAGGTGTACCTGCGGGACTGGGCCAAGGCCACGCGGCGGACCATGAAGAAGTTCGCCCCAAAGGCCAAGGCCGAATACAACCGCTACCGCGAAGAGGGGATCAACACCCCGCGTAACGGGGCCGGCACCGGCACCATCGTGGCGGTCGAGCCGGGCGGAATGCTTCGGCGCTCGATCACCTACCGAGTCAAGCGGTACAAGCGGGGGCGGGCGATCTGGGTCGGCGTCGGCGGCCAGACGCCGACCAAGGGCGGGTATTTCCCGGCCGGTTGGCGTGCTCGTTTCGCCGAGGGTGGGGCGTACAACAAGTTGCACAGGCGATACCTTGGAAGGACCCGTTTCCGCACCAAGAGCTGGGAAGCGACTCGCCTTTATGGTGAGGAACAAATCGAGGCGGGCGTGCGAGCTGCCCTGAAGGCGGGAGGCTTCGCATGAGCAAGAAAATCGGCATGAACGTCGCCCTCGGTTTGAGCACCGGGGGGTTCAGTCAAGGCCTCAACAAGGCCAAGCTGGACATGGACAAGTTCAGCAAGGACATCAAGCGGCAAAACGAGGTGCTTGGAAAGATCGGTTTGGGTGGCCTCGGTCGTGGGTTTGGAATGGCCGGTGGCCTTGCCGAAGGTTTCGCCATGGGCGGTGTTGGCGGAGCTGTAGCGGCGGTTGCCGCTCCGATGGCCGCCCTTGTGGGCGTAATCAGCTTCATGGAGGCCATGAACAAGTTCCGGCGTGAATCGGTCAAGGCCGTCGAGCAGTTCAACAAGGACATGGCCGAAGCAAAGATCGGGCAACTGGTGACGGACACCCAAAGTGCGTTTGCCCTCGAGGCTGCCCGGCAGCCAACCGTGCAGGGTCCTGGGTTCTTTGACACGTTCATGCAATCGCTGGCGACGATGTCGGGCGGACAAAATCTGCTTCTTGGTGCACGTGGAGCTGCTGGGGCAGCCGGAAACCTGCTGGGTCAGATTCTCGAGGACCCGACCAGGCTTATGCCTATCAACATGATGCGAGGTCAAGGCTTGGACCTTGGCCAAGCATCCGCTGCTTTCGATGTCGGCATGGCCCAAAACACCGCCCAAGCACAGTGGGCTGACGCGCAACTGCGTGAACTCAAGGCCATGCGTGCCGCGATGGAGGGCAACTGATGGCGCTTGAATACTCTCGCGTTTCGTCCCAATACGACGAAACCACCGGTCGCTTGGTCGAACGCTGGCTGGTCTGGGACAAGGCCGGCACCGCAACCGAAGGCCCCGAAGGCGTCCTGGTCAACCTGCGGGCGTTGACCTCGCCGGCGGTCATCACCAGTCTCCTTTACCCACGAAAGACTTTCGCGAGCAGCTTCAGCCAGGCCACCGTCGGGCAGACGCTTCGCCTGCGGGACATCGGCGTGGAGATGATGAACGCGGCGGCCGGATGGATGGCCCAGCTGACGCTGACCTACGGCACCCGGTACACCCTGCGGCGTGACAGCGCGACGGCGTCCAAGGCCCTGCTGCCCGTCAACCGCAGCGTGCAGCCGTCGACGCGAGCGATGGCGTGTTTCCGGGACATCCTCGGCGCTTCGGCGCTGCCGACTGGAACAACCCTCGAGAGCAGCGTGGACATCGGCGGGACGAAGCTGGACGAGGGCGGCAATCCGCTCGCCATTCCC